GTCTTTTTTTTTGCTTTTGGGTTTTCCAACCCCTTTCACTTCGCCCGCCGTTACCGCCGCCGCTTCCATTCCACTCCCGCGCCACCCCGCGCATAGTGGCCCGTTGGGGGGGGGGGGGGGATAACACCCGCTAGCGGCCGCGCAGTGGATGATTTCCCGACAGTCGTTTTTTGTATGTTGCTCGTCTATTTTTGGCTCTTGAAAGTTATAGACCACGATTAGCCATAAGTTGTACGATTGCTGCACGATGACAATACAGCGCCTCCCTAACTTACTTCATGCGTCGATTGCTTATTGTGAACGACATCTCGTCGCAACACACTCCGACACTTCCCCGCCACTAAAGGCGTTACTTTCTCGCCACTAAGTTGCCACACACTTACTAACTCATTTGCTAAGTGCATGTGACAATCCAAGTGTGGCAAGCTATTGAATCAAAAAAACTTATTGACAAACTGTTGGCAGTGAGCTTATAGTCGCAATTTCACAGGGCTTGGCGTCGTAGCGGCAACCTACTCAACACAAGCTAATCCGGTAAACGCAACAGGAATAACGCACAGGAGGCGTGCGGCCAAATGAAGAAACTTAGTGTCTCTATGGATCGCGAGCGGTTCAGCCGGGTAAATACCAAGCTAACGCGCGAGGCATTGCTGCGGCTCAACCAGGAATGCAAAGCGAGAGAGACGGCCGACTTGTGGGGCCGGTCATGTCCCCAGGGGTGCGTGCTGACGGAGCTTATCCTGCGCCATCTGCCTCCTTTGCCGGAATCCGCCGGTGAGCCGCCCAAGCCCCCGGCAAAGGCGAAACGGGGCAACGCCAAAGAACCTATCGCGATGACCGCATAGAAGGCGGGCCTATGGCGGCGGCTGGCGTTCTCGAAGAATTCCTCGACGCCGAGGCCTGGGCGGCGCGGAGAGACGAGCGGCATAGGTACCGGTGCAGTGCCTGCAAGGCGGCGCACGGCGGCGATTTCTTCGACCGCGCATGGCTCTGCCTCCCGTGCAAAGAGCAAACGTTGCGGCAGCTGCGGGCCGAGGCCTCGACGCCATCGCCGTGCTTCCGGCTTCCAAGGAGGAAACAACATGATCGATCCTGAAGTGCGCCGCCTCGGCATCGGCGGATCCGAGATCGGCGCGATATTCGGCGCAAGCGAATTCGGGGACGCCTTTTCGGTCTGGGCCAGCAAGAAGGGCAACCTGCCCGACGAGCCGCCCAACGACCGCATGCTGGTGGGCACGGTGCTGGAGCCTGCGGTCCTCGAACTGTACTCGATCCTCACGCAAAGGGAAGTGATGCAGCCGAAGACCACCTACGCGCATCCGACGAGGCCCTTCATGGTGTACTCGCCTGACGGCCTCGTGAAGGGCGAGAAGCGCGGCGTGGACGCCAAGGTGACGTTCTGGGATCAGCGGAAAAAGTGGGGATGGGACGCGGATGAAATCCCGATCCGCGTCACCATGCAGTGCTGGTGGTACATGGCGGCTTACGACTGGGACGAGTGGGACGTGGCCGCGCTCCTGGGCGACGGCCTGCCGCGCATCTACACGGTGAAGCGCGATGCCCAGGCCGAGCAGGTGATGCTGACCGTGGCCGAGACATGGTGGCGGAAATACCTGCTGGGCGATGAGGTCCCGCCGATGGGCAACTCGCCGGACGCCAGCCGCTGGCTGCAAGCGGCATATCCCGACCACAAGCGGCCCGATCTGCGCGAGGCCACGCCAGCCGAGATGAGGATGATCGAGGACTACGTTGCGGCGCGCGTGGTGGAGCGCGAACTGACGCAGGGCAAGAAGACCGTCGCCAACCAGTTGAAGCAGGCCATCGGCGACCGCGAGGGCCTCGAATTTCCCGAGGGCAGGTTTACATGGCGGAAGACCAAGGATTCCGAATACATCGACTTCCAGTCGCTGGCCCTCACGCTGATGACGCGCTACGTCAAGGAACCCGAGGAGCGCACGGCGCTCTACGACCTCCACACGCACGTCAAGAAGGGCGCGCGCCGGATCTATTGCAGCCACCCCTCATTGAAGGATGAGCCAGCCGATGCCGAGACGAAAATGGCAACCGCCTAAAAGGAGCGACGCAACCATGCCCGAACAGCAACCGTTGACGCCCGCGCCTGCCCCGCCGCAGGACAACGCGCCTGCCATCGATGACGCGGTGCAGGCCCTCGCGAAGCAGCCGCGCAGCCGCACGGTGAAGCAGCTTCTCGAAAGCGATGAGTTCAAGCTGGCCCTCGCCAAGGTGCTGCCGAGAGCCATGCGGGCCGACCGCTTCGTGCGCGTGGCCCTCACCACCATGATGCGGACGCCGGAACTGGCCGAGTGCTCGCGCGAGTCTCTCTTCCGCTGCATGCTCGATTGCTCGAGCTACGGCCTGGAGCCTGACGGGCGGCGGGCGCACCTGATTCCGTTCCGGCGGAAAAACCTGTGCCAGTGCGGCCATGAGATGGAAACGCATCGCGGCCAGCAATGCTCGAAGTGCGATTGCCAGAACCGCCGCACGCTGGTCGAATGCACGCTCATCATCGATTACAAGGGCCTGGCGGAACTCGTCCGGCGCTCGGGCGATGTCAGCTACATTCATGCCGATGTGGTCTACGAGAAGGACGACTGGAGCTTCGGCTACGGCACCGATGCGCACCTGCGGCACCGGCCCGCGGTTGGCGACCGCGGCGCGAAGCCGCTCTGCTTCTACAGCTACGTGCGGCTGAAGGACGGCAGCGAAGACTTCACCGTGATGAGTAAGGGCGAGGTCGATAAGATCCGCGCCCGCTCGAAATCCGGCGATAGCGGCCCGTGGGTGACCGATTACGACGAGATGGGAAAGAAGACCGCATTTCGCCGGCATTCCAAGTGGCTTCCGCTTTCGCCTGAAGTGAAGTCCGCAATCGAGCGCGACGATGACGACGTGGTGGAAGGAACCACGTCGAGCGCCAGCGCCACCTGGGGCGATCTGCTGGAGACCGGAGAAGCAGCTGGCCAGCCCAAGAGGCTCACTGCCCATGACGTAGTGATGCGGAATGCCCCAGAGGCCTCTGAGGCGCAGCCGGGGCCATCCCAGGAGCCGCAGCCATGAGGCGCTACGTCATCCACATCCTGGGCCTCGCGGCGGGCGGGGAGCATCACGCCATCGGCAAGTACGTCGTAGCCTATGACCCCGACTACCACCACCCGGGCGGCTATGACGGCGGCAGGCTGGATGTGGCCGCAGACCGCGAGAAGGCCACGCGCTATACCGCGCCGGAAGCGATGAGCCTGTGGCAGGCGGGCCCGCTCTGCTCGTGCCACGGCCTGCGGCCTGACGGCAAGCCGAACCGGCCCTTGACGGCCTTCACGGTGGAACTGGAACCCGTAGAAACAGAGGCGGCGCATGACGAAGCTGAAGCCCGAACAGTCGCTAATTCGTGAGACCGCCGCGCAGGAGCGCCTGCGGCCGCTGGTGGTGGAGTTGCACCCGCATTACCTCGCGATCCGCGTGAAGGGCACGCATGAGCGCGTGACGGTGAACTACGGCGCGGTGCTTGACCTGGGCCGGAAGCTGGACGCAAGAGAGCGCATGGCAGCGCGGCAGGCGGAAGCCGCAGCAAGGCGGGCATGAGGCGGCAGTCGCTCAGGGCCGCGCAGCGATGCGAGACGGCGAAGACCAAGGTCTGTAGGTGCCGCTGCGGAGGCCTGCTGCACGGCAAGGACCGCGAGGGCGCGGAAGACCCCGACTTCTACCGGATGCTGCCGCGCGACGATCCGCACCACGCCCTGGCGAAGCGCGTGGCGAAGAAACGGGTGTTGAAGCGGGACCGCGTGGGACCGCTCTTAGCGAATGTGGAGGGCATCGAGGTATGAGTGACAAGCGCATGTACGAGCAGGTGAAGCGGCCCTTCACCGATGACGAGATTCGCAAGCTAGGCGAACTGCTGGCCCGCGAGAGTCAGAACCTGATTGACATTCGGGAGCAGAAGACTGCCACCGTGGCGGGCTTCGCAGCCGCAATCAAGGTCAGCCTGAAGGCCCAGGCCGAACTGGCCCTTAAGATTAACAACCGCTACGAACTGACCGAGGTCGAAGTGATGCCAATGATGGATACGCCACGCCCAGGTAAGGAAGGCCTTCATCCGCGTGGATAACAACGAGGTCATTCGCTATGAAGACATGACGCCCGCCGAGATGCAGGGTTCGTTCGGGTTCGGAATCGATATGAATGAGGACCACAAGTAAGTAACACAACTTCAATCTGGAGGGGTTGCAATGGCAACTTCAAAACATAGTCCAAACGAAACGGGGACGCCGGAAGTCGTCGTCTCCAAGTCCATCAACATTCGGCCCGTTCAATTCCAGCGGGCTACTTTTGAACTCACCGGGATGCCTGACGTGCCGCTCGTAATTCATCGGTTCAGCGCGAAGCTCAAGAATGAAATGAAGCTGAAGATGGAAACCGGGAAGGCAGCGAGCAGTAAAAAAAATCGCGAGCCAAAGGATACTGACAAAGCCTTCCACGAGGCACGCTATCTGAGCCGCGAAGGGTGGGACGGATTTCACGCCGGGGCGCTGCGGAAGGCGCTGATCTCAGCGTGTCGGCTGGTCAACTTCAAGATGGTTCTCGCGAAGCTATCCATCTTCGTTGAAAAGGACGGAGTCGATGCCGACGAACCGCAGATCCCGCTCGTGCGGATTTTCGGTGCGGCGGTAAAGCAGGAAGATATGGCGCGAGTGGAGACGGGCCAGCCGTACGTCACGATCAGGGCCGCATACTCTGACTGGAAGGCGAGGGCGCAGATTCGGTGGGACTCCGACCAGTTCACGCTCAGCGACGTGACGAATCTTCTGGCGCGAGCAGGCCAGCAAGTCGGCATAGGCGAGGGCCGACCCGACAGTAAAAATTCGGCAGGCATGGGGTGGGGCCTGTTTGACATAGCGAGGACCAATGAAAATCCGCACACCGAGAGCAAACGTACCTGACGAACTACGGCGCATCGAGGCCAAGTACGGCTTGCTCCGCGCGGCGGACGTGGTAGAGGAGGCGAGCCTTCCCGGCTCGCCTCTGCATAACTGCTTTGAATGGGACGACGGCGCGGCTGGTTATCAATGGCGATTGCAGCAAGCCCGTCAGCTGATCCGCGTCACGGTGGAAATGCTCCCGTATGACGAGCCGCGTTACGAGGTGCGGGCTTTCGTCAGCCTCACGCCCGACCGCGTTGTGGAGCGCGGCGGGTATCGCGTGATGACGGAGGTTCTCGCCAGCCCGTCAGAGCGCGAACAGCTACTGGCCGACGCGCTGAAAGAACTCAACCGGCTGAAGGTCAAGTATTTCCAACTGTCCGAACTGAGTGCCGTTTTCCGCGCTATCGAGCGGGCGCAGCAAAACTACGGTCAAGCGCCACCACCGCCGTCCGGATCTGGCGGCGATGAAGCGCGGACGTGAGAGGTTCCAGCGAGGATAGGCGAGGAAAGACGCGGCAGGCCATGGGCTGGCGAGGTCGGGCACGGCTTGGCAGGCGAGGCGATGCAGGCGAGGGACGGCGGCAGTTGGTCAGGGACGACTTGGCGCAGCAAGGCAATGCAGGCGATGCAGGCAAGGCGAGGCGAGGCAAGTCATGACCTGAAATGGCAAGGCGGGACGAGGCGCGTCTGGCTCGGAAGGGATGGGCAGGACCGGCCCGATTTGGGTCGGCGTAGACGGGTGAGGCAAGTACTGGCCCGAGGCGAGGCCTGGGCGAGGGCGGCGGGGCAAGGCGAGGCGAGGCCTGTTCGGGCTTGGCAGGCGAGGGTTGGCTGAGGGGGGCGAGGCAAGTCATGACCTGAGGTGGCGAGGAAGACGAGGCAAGGCACGGCACGTCTGGCTCGGAAGAGAGGGCACGGCAAGGGCAGGCGAAGCGCGGCGTGTTGAGGAGGCGGCGAGACGTGGCGCGGCAGGCGAGGCATGGTGAGATACAGCCGGTCGCGGCGGGGCAAAGCGTAGCGTAGCAGGAAAGGAAAACGGAACAATGAATCAACAACAACGACCGACCATCGTGTGTCTCTGCGGCTCGACGCGCTTCTGGCGCGACTACCAGGAAATGGCTGACTTGGAAACCAGGGCGGGCAAGATCGTGCTGTCGGTCGGCTGCTTCGTGCATCCGAACGCGCTGCCATCGATGCCCGCCGCTGGCCTTCAGAGGGAAGTGACTTCAGAGCAGAAGCGCCAGCTTGACGCGCTCCATCTCGAGAAGATCGAGATGGCCGATGAGGTGCTATTCCTCAACCGCGACGGCTACATGGGCGAGAGCACGCTGGCCGAGCTGGCCCACGCGCGGAAACTCAGGAAGCGGATCCGTTTCCTGGAGCCGCCCAAGCCGGAGCACACCGGGAGGTCATGAAAATGACGCAGGCGGAACTGAGACTCGATGAGGCCCGCAAACTGGCGGCGGCTGAAGACCGGAGGACGGCATCAATTGACTGGTGCTACGCGCACCCGTACGAGCCGCCGGTCGTGACGTTAAAAAAATGCCTCGCCGCCCTGAAGGCCTGCATCGGCGACGACCTGAATCTGGCCCTCATTGCAGTGGCGATAGAGCGTGCGCTCGACCGGCTCAAGATAGAGGCGGCGAAATGATCCACGGCGACATGTTGCTCATCGAGGCGCGCGACATGATGACGGCGCGGGACGAGGGCGAGGCGTGCGACCTGCCGCTCTACATCGGCCTCGCGGATCCGCCCTTCACGGCGCTCGATAAGATCGCCGCGCACCTGCGGAAGCAGATCGGCCATAACCTCAACATCGCCCTCGCCGTGGCGGGCCTGGAGCGCGTCGTCAGCCATCTCGTGTCTGCGTCCATCACCTACTCGCAGCCCGAGGATTAGGCGGCGTACACGCATTACCGAAACTATGTTAAACTATGCCTGATGAGAAAAACCACCAAGCAAGCAGCCAGAAGCCAGGAGCGGCCTGGACTGCCCAAGCACAACCCATCGGGCCTGCCCTACGGCACGGGCTCGTTTCAACTGCGCGGCCGATCCTACTGGATCATGTACCGCGACGCCGAGGGCCGCACGGTCCAGGAGAATGCGAAGACCGGGGACGCAGGCATCGCGCGGCTGATGGTGGCCGAACGCGCCCTGGTCACGGCGCGGGCCAAGGTGGCCGCGCTGGAGGCCATCTTTAATGAAGCCGGACAAGCCGGTTACGCGCCGACCACGGAAGGCTGGCAGCGAACCTCCGGTCCAGGGCGTCAACCGGATGACGACGGAGGTCAACGAGGAACGCGCAGCCGATCTGTTCCAAAGGATTCTAAGGTCCGTCCGCAGCGCAAGGGCCAGAAGGGAGCGCGAAGCTGATGGCGGGCAGCGCAGCGACACTGAGACTCGCGGCAGCTAAGTATGCCGCTCTTTATATTCGCGTCTCGACCACTGACCAGGGCGAACGCTACAGCCCCGCTATCCAGAAGGCCAAGGGACTGGAGAAGGCCCGCAACGACGGCTATCAGGTCAGGCCCGAGCACATCTTCATCGACATGCACACCGGCAAAGAGACGGCGCGTCCCGCCTTTGAGAAGCTGCGTGCGCTGGTGAAGAGCGGGGCGGTTCAGGGCGTCATCGTACTCAGCGTATGCCGCTTGGCCCGCAAGGCGATGGATGCGGCCATCATCAAGGCCGAGTTCAAGCGCCACGGCGCGGACATCGACTTCGTGGAGATGAGCAATGACGACTCGCCCGAGGGCCGCTTCATGTTCACTGCGATGGCTGGCATGGCCGAGTACATGGGCGAGAAGATCGTGCAGAAGGGCCGCGAGGGCCACGATGACATGCGGAAGCAGGGCCGCATTCCAGGGCGCGTGCCGATGTTCGGCCATGACCGCCACCCGGCCGAGAAGGGCAAGCGCGTCATCAACAAGGCCGAGCAGGCCGTGCTGCTCAAGATGTTTCAGATGGCGGATAGCATGACCTCTACTTACGCCATCGCGGCGTGGCTGAACGCCGAGGGCATTCGCGGCAAGGGCCGCAACGGCCTGGAGCCCGCCGAGTGGAGCAACAGGACGGCGCAGCAGGCGCTGACCAACCGCGCAGCCATCGGCGAGCATTATGACGGCGGCGTGCTGATCGAGGTGCCGCGCCTCATTCCCGACGACCTCTTCTATCGCGTCCAGGCCAAGCTGGAGCAGACCCGATTGCAGCGCGTCGGCCGCAAGCCGACCGAATCCCTGCTGGTCAATTACCTCTTCTGCGAATGCAGTCCTGAAACCTCGCGCATGACCATCAAGCGCAACGGCACCAACGGCAAGTACCGCAGCTACGGCTGCAATGCGAAGACCAACAAGCCGCCGATCCGGCATCTCTGCACCGCGCCGGTCAAGCAGTACAAGGCCGATCCGGTGGAGCGATGCGCCTGGGGCCTCATCTGGCCGATGCTGAAGCAGCCAGCCGTCCTTCTCTCGCAAGCCGAGGCATGGCTGCGGGCGCAGCCGAAGCCCAAGTCTTCCACCTCGATGGCCGCGCTTGAGCGGGAACTGGCCACGGCCAAGCGGGCCTATCAGAACATCATCAAGCGGTGCGACCAGGGCCACGGCTCATTTGAGGAAGAGAAGCCGAAGCTCGACGGCCTCAAGCGCCGGATCGCCCAGATCGAGGCCGAGGTCCGCGCCATCGCGCCCGTGCTCGAACTGCCAGCCGAGGCGCGGTTGAAGGCGGCGCTGAACGAGATCACGCCGGAAGATGAGCCGACCACATTCACAGAACGCCGCGATATACTTGAGGGCCTTGAGGACCTGCATATCGTGAATCGCGGCGGCTTCCTGACCATTACCGGCAAGGTCCCGGTGGGCCTGCCTTCCGCGAGAGTTACTAATTGTGATAGCAGCCAAGGCCGCGATCCCAATTACAGACTCTCCATTCCGTTCATTCTAGAAGGGCGGGTCGCATGAGCGGCCCTGCTTAAACCTTGAACTAACCCGACCGGCTTGCCCTCGCGGGCAGGCCGGTTTCGTTTTGATGGAGGGAAAAACGATGACGTGCAAAAAGTGCAACCGGCTGATGCCCGACAACATGATGGCCTGCCCCGCCTGCACAGATCGAGCCAACCGGGCCGCGCTGCGGACCTATCAGCTTCATCCCTTGCGGAAGGTGGCCGAGGGCGGGGCCCGCCTCGTGACGCGCCATATGCGAGGCGGGCGCCACATCCAGATGTTCGCCTGGAATAAGGACGCCGAGCAGTATACCTTCTGCGGCGAGGCGGTCGATCCCGCCCACCGGCGCGGCTCACTGACTCTGGACGAGCTGGTGGACGCCGCGGAGCGCGGCACGGTGTGCGAGAAGTGTCATCTTCAAGTGGGCGACCTGATGGTGGAGGCGCTGCCGTGTTCCGCCTAGAGATGCGGATGCAGCAGTACAGCGACGGCGTCCAATATTACTGCCGACTCATCGTCTGGCGTGAAGACCGCGAACGGCTCTGCGGCATCATCACGCTCCATGGCCTGAACGAATGGGCGGCATTCCAAAAGATCCTTGAGGCGATCCGCATTCCCGTGACCGATGCCACAGCAATTCCGCCTCCAGCCGCCGAAGCCGCCGAAGATGATCGAGAACGATGTTGAGGCGCAGTGCTTGCAGGTTCTGCGGCTGCGCCAATACCAGCCCGAGCGGCTGCACTCGGGCACATTCAAATCGCTCGATGGCCGGCGATTTATCAAGGGCCACGAGAAGGGCACGCCCGACTACGTGGTCACGCACGCCCTCTATCCCGCGTTCTACATGGAGACAAAACGCCCTGGCGAAGGCTGCTCTTCAGACCAGGAGCGCAGGCATATTGAACTCGCCATCGATGGCCTTGCCGTGGTCACCGTGGCCGGATATGAACAACTGCTGGCCTGGGTGGCGCAGCATGAACAACATGCCAGGGCACGCTGGCGGATCCTTCTGGAGGGACATTAATGCTGCGAAGCCGGATCATTAAACCGTCGATTATGACCAATGAGAACCTGTGCTCGTTGGGTCCATACGCCTACATTCTCTATACCGGTTTGTGGATGATCGCAGACCGCGAGGGCCGCTTCGAGGATCGGCCGCTTCGCATCAAGGCGCTGTGCATGCCGCTGTGGGATGAGGTCTGTGGAAAAGCTGTGGATAACCTTCTGGAAAAGCTGTGCAAAAGTGGTTTCATTTCGCGCTATTCCGTGCAGGGCGTAAAGTACGTGGAAATACTGAATTGGCGAAAACATCAAAATCCGCATCCCAGAGAGGCGTACTCTTGCATACCGATGCCCTCTGTAAGGGATTTCCTAAAAATGGATGTAAGTGCCGCAGTTGCCGCAGATAGCAATGGTCAATCCAAGGCACTGCCTAGGCAATGCCAAGGACATGTCGAGCCCGTCTTACATTCTAGTTCTAATAGCAAGAGAGCGGCGGACGTAAAAGCTACTAGTATGGGTGCCGCTGAGGAAAAGACCCCGCCGCCGCCGAAGAAAAGGCGAAAACCAACGCAACGCGAACGCAGCGCCGAGGCCCCGGTCGAGCCAGCCGAGGAGCCGCTGGAGCGCAAGCCGCCAGCCAGGGCCGCGCCCAACTCCTGGCCACATTCCGATGAGGCTGTTGCGCTAATCCGCGAGTCGCTGGCGGAACTAGCAAGAGAGTTGCATCGGCCACCACCTGACGACGACATCATCCGGCGCGTGCTCGATGCTGGCAATGGCGTAAGCGCCGATGCCATTCATTGGCTACTCGTCAGCCTGCATCGCAAGCGCAAGTTCGATGACATGAGATCGTGGGGCTTGCTGCCGGTGGTTATTGCAGGCCAGTGTCACAACGGCGCTGCATAAAGAGACAACTCGTTGCACTTATGTATAGAATGTCCTTGGCGCTGTCAAATGAACTAAGTGAGTCATTATAGACGGCGTAAGAAGGAGAAACTCAGAGGGCGTCTGCTTCCCGCGACGAACTTTGTCAACAAATGAAAGAGCCGATTGGGCGCATCGAAGTCAGGGGGGCGTGCGGTCTTGCTATTCGGACGCTCAGAACCAACGCTGGATTGGCTCAAGAGACGCTGGCGCTTGTAGCTGGCATTAGCCGCGGATTCGCTTCCGTATCTCGATGTTTCTATCGTCGGCTTCTTTGAAGAGTTTGAACGATCGCTCCGGCGATTGCGCCCGGGCAAAAGACGTGCGCTGGAAGGGCGCGACTGAAAATTTAACCCACGACTCCGCTAAAAAACCAGCCGCCGTTACATTCTTTCCGCAAACCGTGTTAATCTGATCTTTCGGCAACTACGAACCGAGGCCGAAGGAAGAGAGAAAAACCAAATGAAGAACGAAAAGAATAAGACGGCCAAGAAGGCCAGCAAGAAGACCGCCGCCGCGATTGCGATGGTGGACAGCAACATCGAAGGCATGAAGCCAGAGGCGCAGGCCGATGCGCTGGAGCGGCTGAATAACCTGATGCTGGAGTCCTACGGGCCGAACGAGAAGTTTCCGTTCGGCATCAAGCTGAACGAGGACGGCGTGGTCCGCTATGAGCGGTTCAAGACCCAGAAGGTGCGCGACAACCGCATAGCTATCCTGGGCGGCGGCGGCGCAACCCTGGAGACGGTCACCTGGGCCGCGAACGGCCTCTACCAGCAGTTGCCGGTGACGGCGGAAGCGCCCGCGCCCGCGCCCGAGCCTGAACTGGGCAACGCGCAGGGCATCACGCTGGTGAGCGGAGTCAAGGAGGAAACGGTGAAGACGAAGAAGGGCAAGAAGACGACCGCCAAGCAGGCGGCGGCGAAAGTGAAGGCCGCGAAGGTGGTGGACGACGCGCTCCGCGTGCGGCTGTACGCGAAGGGCGAATTTTACTTCGGCAAGCAGGTGGCCCTCCGCATCGGCAACCTGCCCAATATGCTGGTGGAGGTCAAGGGCAAGATGGTCACGCTCACGCCCACCAAGTCCACCAAGGACGCGCTGACCATCGGCAAGTGCCACGCCAACCCGGTTCTCCGCGCGGCCAAGGTTCTCGCTGAGACCGGCTGGAGCAAAGAGACGCAGGACCTCGTGGCGAAGCCGGTCGGCGAGGCTGGCTTCAAAGTGGAGGTCCGCTAGAACGACCTGCAACGGGCCTGGGCTTCGGCCCAGGCTTTTTGCTTTTTGGAGCTACTGACGTGAAATTACAACCGCAGCAACCAACCAACAATCAACATACAGAAGGCAATTTTATGAAGAGAACGCTAATCACAATTTTGATTTCCGCCGCGACCGTGTTCGCGCAGTCCGCGAGGGACGCAACCACCGCGCTTCGCGCTATTGATTCCGCTATCACGGCGGGCATCAACTATCACGATTATTCGGTTCGTGTCGCGGATGCGAAGGTCAAGCTGGACCGGGTGCCAGCCGCCAAGCGCGGAAAGCTGGAACCCATCATGCACACGTACATTCTGGCCGAACGGGTATGGGGCGCAACACCCGAAATGCACGAAACCCTGAAAGCGGCCGGAGCCGAAATCCTCGCGACACCAGATATCGCTAATTGCCCACCTATGCCCCTGGCGATCAAACGGGCCACCGAAATCAAACCCGATGACGTTCCATACGCGCTTGGCTTGTTCTTAAGCTCAACCCAACTGCCCCTTTTCAAGTGCGCGGCTAACAAGTTGGCCGCTATACCGTAAAAATCGAACCGCTGAGACACAGCCAAGTGATGCGCTAGAATCGATAACCGGCTGTCGTTTTTTTGTGTCCAGCCGCCTCGAATCCGCTACACTGAAAACGGTTCTTCTCATTTCGCCGCGCCTGAACGGATTCGCCCCAGGCGCGGCTTTTTCTTCCGAAACGGGGTATGGGGCGGTCTCCAGAAAACGGCGCGACCGGCCCATGATTTTACCCACCCCGCCCTCTCGACTTGCGTGAGCCGGTATTTTGGCATACGCTGACTGTGGGCCGTGTGGGACAGGCCCTCATCCACAAGCGATAGCATCCCGCCACTTTTTTTCCGCTTACCATTCGTGTCTATGAACGAACTGATGATCCATTTCGGTTCGCCGCTGGTGGTCGAACACCAGCAGGCGGCGTTACCGCAAGTGGCCGAAGTGACGTTTACGATGGGCCGGTTTGTCTTCAAAGGAGTGTGTATCACCATGACGCCAACAGGAAAATCGAAACAGGCAGTATCGCAGCAATCCTCCGCTACCATGCAGGCCGGAAGCATGGCGGAGCTTTCCGTCGCGTGGAAAGACGCTGGCGGCAACACGGTCAAAGTGGATGGGCCTACCAAGTGGGAATCCACCGATGCCACGGTGGTCCAGATCACCGGCCAGAGCAGCAATCCGCTGATTACCAACATCTTCGCGCCCGGGAAAATCGGCAATGCATCGATTCACGCCACGGCGGACGCGGATCTTGGCGAAGGCGTTCAGACCGTGACGGCCACGCTTGATATCTCCGTCATTACGGGCGAAGCTCAAAGTGGCGATATCACGTTCACGCCCACCGGCACCCATCCGCCATCTCCCGGCGGGCCGCAGACTACGCCCAGTAAGGGCCAGCCGCCACAACAGCAAAGCAAACGGTAACGCGCGTTGGGTTCCGCATTCCATCAACGCGTCGCCATCGTGTCAGTGAGCGGCCAGCACATCCGCCATGTGCCAGCCGCGTTCGCTGGCGCGATGGTGACCGGCGGCGCGGCGCGGATCGACCAGCCTCAATGCGGTCGGATCCGCTCCGTGATTCTGGACCGCCCCGCATCGTCTCATGCCGTCCGCATCGGCGCGCCCGCAGCGCCGGTGCTGGGCGGCGTCAAGTTCTACCGCTGGAGTCGGCTCGATGAGTCTGCCTCGCGCATCATCGAGCATCATCCGCGTTGCCTCTATGTGTTGTGACTCATGCCAAACGGAGCCGAACGTGAGTGCCGCCGCGCCATGTGTCCCGAGTATGCCGCCCCTGGGAGTCCCTTTTGCGCCGCCCACAGGACGGACGGAAATCGGCCGGCATTCCTCGCAGGGCCGCGCGGCAACCTCACGCCAGCCAACAAGCGGTTCCGCAGGATGCGCCGGTCGTTCCTCACAAGGCATCCCGTCTGCAACGGCTGCCAGCAGGCCTTCGCCACCGTCCTCGATCACATCAGGCCGCACCGCGGCAGCGAGGCTCTGTTCTGGGACCGGTCGAACTGGCAAGGCCTCTGCAAACTGTGCCACGGGCGCAAGACCGCAAGCGAACTGCTTGGCCGTCCCTGGCGAAAAGAAGGCTCACCGGCTGGCCCTCCGGAATTCGGCCCACCCCGCCCTGGATTTCAGACCGCCCGCCCCGATGGGCCGAGCCGCGGCTGACGGCCTCGGCGGCGCGGCTCACAGCCTCGCCAGCGCAACGGTTGCCGCCAGCACTGGCAGAGCAGGGACGGAGGCCTCCGCGACGGCCTGCCGTCCCGTACGCTTCAATGCGTATGCCTGCCCAGGCGTAGGGGGGAGTCAAAAACATTCTACGTTCGTCGGGAATGCGTTCGCCGATAGAATTTTTGCGTCCGCGAAAGTAACATCGGGTGTGGGTGAAGCCCATGGCCTCGCTTAAAAGGCCCTCCACGACGCCTAGGAAGCCCGTAGAGACGCCCGAGGACCTTCCCAGGCTCTCCAGCATCCCCGAAACTGTGCTCGTGCCCGTCGCCCAACTGAAGGCTCACCCGCGCAACTACAGGGAACACCCGCCCGACCAGCTTGCCCACATCATCCGCAGCATCGAAGAGCACGGCGTTTACCGCAACGTGGTGGTGGCGCGCGGCGATGTCATCCTGGCGGGGCACGGCGTCGTGAAGGCCCTGACGCAGATGGGCCGCGCCGAGGTCCCGGTGATCCGGCTCGACATCGACCCGATGAGCGTGCAGGCCCTCAAGCTGCTTGCCGGTGACAACGAGATCGGCCATTTGGCCGAAGTGAACGACCGCATGTTCACCGAACTGCTCTCGGAAGTGCGCGACCTGGGCGGGCTGCTCGGCACCGGCTACGACGATGCGATGCTGGCCAACCTGATGTTCGTGACGCGCGGTGAGACCGCCGACCAAGACGAGGCCGAACAGTGGGCCGCTGCCGGAATGCCGGGAGACATCAACAGCGCGGCCAAGCACAAGCTGATCATCAGCTTCGTGAATCCGGAAGACCGCGAGAGGTTCGTGCGCGAGTACGCCATCCGAGTCATGAAGCGGGAGTCGGTGGTGTGGTGCGCCCGCTGGCCGCATCGCGGCATGGAAGACGTGTCCGCGCTCAAGTTCGAGAAAGAGGCGACGACCGCATGAGAGAACGCCGCATAACCGTGAAGGCCGTCCGCGACTTCACTTTCGATGAGCGTCTGCGCCGCGCGGGCGAACTGTTCACGCTCGATCCCGAAGACGCGGAGCAGTTGGTCGAGAGCAAGCTGATCGAAGTCATCGCGCAAGACGACGAGGACTGATGCGCTACCCGCTCTACGTCATCTCGAAGGGCCGCGCCGACTGCTGCCTGACGGCGCGGTTTCTGCTTAAAGACCAGACGCCCTTCGCCCTGGTCGTAGAGCCGCAGGAAGCCGAACTGTACGCCGCGCATTTTCCCGATACTCGCATCAGCGTGCTGCCGTTCAGCAACCTGGGTCAGGGTTCCATCCCGGCCCGCAACTGGTGTTGGGAACACGCGAAGGCCAACGGCCATGAGCGCCACTGGATTCTCGATGACAACATCCGGCAGATCGCGCACCGCTACCAGGGCAAGCGCATCCCGTGCAACGCAGACCTGGCGCTCAGTCAGACCGAGAACTTCGTGGACCGCTACGAGAACATCGCCGTCGCGGGCCTCAACTATTTCATGTTCGCCAGCCAAGCGATTATGAAGCCGTTCATGGTAAACGTGCATGTCTACTCCTGCCTTCTGATCCGCAACGATCTGCCGTACCGCTGGCGCGGCCGCTACAACGAAGATACCGACCTCTGCCTGCAAGTGCTGGCGGGCGGCTGGTGCACCGTTCTCGTCTCGGCGTTCCTGATTCAGAAGGTGGCGACGATGAAGATGAAGGGCGGCAACACCGATGAACTCTATGCAGGCGATGGCCGCGTGCGGATGGCGCGGTCGCTGGAGCGCATGTGGCCTGGAGTGGTGACGACGCGGCGGCGCTGGGGCCGAGCGCAGCATTCCATCAAGAATGCATGGAAGCACTTCACGACCCCGTTGAAGCTGAAAGAAGGCCTCGCCGCGCCCGAGCCGCCGCGCATGGCGCTCAGGCAGAAGAGGCGGATCGAAGACCGGGGCCTGCTCAGGTGGTACGCCACAACGGGGAGGACAACGTAATGGCGATGGGCAGGCCTCCGGTGCCGACCGCGCTCAAGATCATTCGCGGCAACCCGGGCAAGCGCAAGCTGAACAAGAACGAGCCGAAGCCCATCGGCGATCTGAAGGAACCGCCCGCGCACTTCGATGAGGAATTGAAAGCGGTCTGGAGCTATGCCATCGAGAACGCGCCCGCAGGCCTGCTGAAGCGGATCGATTCCGCGGTGCTCGAAACGTGGTGCATCGCGCATGTCCTGCATCGCAAGGCCACCGCCGAGGTCCGCAAGTTCGGCCTGCTGGTGAAGCCGCCCAAGTCGGACGTGCCGATCCAGTCGCCGTACCTCGCCGTCGTCAACAAGCAGGCCTTCATCATGCTGCGGGCCTGCGATCACCTGGGATTCTCACCGGCCAGCCGCACGCGCATCGCCATCGGGGACCTGGACCCGCGCTACAGCGGCGGGTGGGATGAAATCGCAACCGGATGAAAGGAGCCGCCGCCATGCCGACTGCGAGACTGATTCTGATGTTGCTGGCCGTCGTGCTGCTTGCCCTCGCGGCAATGGGCATCGATTACCCGCGACGGAACCTCATGGCCGCAGGCCTCGCCTGTTGGGCCATCGCTGCAACGCTTACATGAACATCATCACGCTGCCCGACTTTACCGGCGACAATCAGACGCACGCAATCTCGGATCTGATTACAGCGGCTGGCCTCTCCGCGCCCACGACCGCGCTCATGCTCGTCATCAGGGAAATCTCTGGCGGCGCATCATCGTCGCGCGTCGGAGGGCCGAATGCCACGGCGAATCGCGGCATCCCGCTCAACGCCGCCGACACTCTCGTGCTGCCTGCGGCGGGCGTCGGTCCCACGCCCGCATCGATTACCTGGGACCTGACCGCGACTTACATCTACGCGGCCAGCGGAGACACGCTGGCCATCGCTTACGTCATCTGGTGACAAGTGCCCACGCTCACGCGGACAGCGCCGAATGTAGCGCGGGGCCAGAGCTATGCCGAGTCCGCGGCGGCGGGCCAGCGCGGCTGCGGTTGGGTGAAGCGGGCCTGCCAGCGGCATCTGAACGATCTCAAGCGGTTCGCCGCCAAAGACGCGCCCTTCTACTTCGACGCCAAAGCGGCCGAGCTGGTCTGCGAAGTGGTGCAGCACTTCCCGCACATTCACGGCGTGTGGGCCAAGCACCAGAAGCGGATCGAGCTTGAGCCGTGGCAGGCCTTCATCCTGATGTCGGTCTTCGGCTGGAAGGCGAGAGCCACCGGGGCGCGGCGCTTTCGGATCGTCTACATCGAAGTGCCTCGGAAGAACGCCAAAAGCACGCTCACGAGCGCGGTGGGCCTTTACCTTCTGGCCTGCGACGGCGAGCCTGGGGCGCACGTGGTGAGCGCGGCCTCGGCCCTCCATCAGGCGAAGCTGGTCTTCACCGACGCGCAACTGATGGCGCGGAAAGAGGCGGGCTACCGCAGCCGCTTCGGCGTGGAAGTGCTGGCCCATGCGATCGTGCAGCAGGAAACGGCCAGCCGCTTCGACGCCCTGAGCGCGGAGTACTCGAATCTCGACGGCCTCAACCTGCACGCCGCCCTGGTGGACGAACTGCACGCCCATGCAACGAGAGGCCTGTGGGATGTGCTCATCACGGCGACCGGCTCCCGCATCCAGCCGCTCGTGTGGGCCATCACGACCGCAGGCCTCAACCGCGCCTCGGTCTGCTACGACCAGCGCAACTATGTGCTCGACATCCTCGAAGGCCGCATCGAGGACGACGCATACTTCGGCATGGTCTACACGGTCGATGACGGCGACGACCCATGGGAAGAGGCCACCTGGGCCAAGGCCAATCCCAACTACGGCGTGAGCGTGTTCCCCGAAGGCCTGCGGGCCGACGCCAAGCGGGCCATGCAGATGCCGAGCGAACAGGCCTCGTTCTTCACCAAGCACCTGAACATCTGGATTAACGCGGCCATCACATGGCTGCCCGCTGGCGCGTGGGACAAGTGCGCCGAGCCGAAGCTGGAGATCGAGGACTTCGCGGACGAGCCGTGCTACGTGGGCATCGACCTCGCATTGCGGTCCGACCTCGCGGCGCTCATGATCGCGTTTCCGCCGACGCGGCAGCGGGACTGGTGGGCCGTCTTCGGGCGCTACTACCTGCCCGAGGAAACTGTGAACCGCGCCGAGAACTCGCACTATCAGGCCTGGGAGACGATGGGCAGGCTGACGGCCACGCCGGGAGTCATCACTGACTTCGACTACATCATCAGTAACCTGGGCGACGTGGCCGCGCAGCACGATGTGCGCGAGATTGCCCTCGATCCCTACGACGCGGGGCCGCTCGTCAACGACATCGAGAAGGCGGGCCTGCGCAAGCCGGTCGAGGTGCGGCAGACCGCGCCCAACATGTCGCCCGCGATGGTCGAACTGGAGGGCCTCGTGCTCTCGGGCAAGATCCGCCACGACGGCGACCCCGTGCTGGCCTGGATGTTCAGCAACGTGAAGGTGGCGCGGTCGGGCGACCTGATGAAGCCGACCAAGGAATCGAACGAAAAGAAGATCGACGGCGTGGTGGCCCTGCTGATGTGCATTCATCGCGGCATGTACCGCCAGGGCGAAACGCAGTCCTACCAGGAGCGCGGGCTATGGTCAATCTGATCCGCAACGCGCTCGACCGTTTCTTCCCGAAGTCTCCGCAGAGGTTCGGCCAGTCGAACCACAGGCGCGGCCCGGACCGCCTCAAGGCCATCCACGGCACGCCGATCCAGACCACGGGCGCAACGCCCTGGACGGCCACCGGCACGCCGGTTAACACGATGCCCGGGGTAATCGGCATCTCACCGGCGGCGAACGCCGCCCTCTCCTCCGCCGCCGTGTGGGCCTGCTGCCGCCTCATCTCGACATCGATCGCGGCTCTGCCTGCGGACCTGTTCACGGTGACGCCCGAGGGCAAGGAGCCCGCGACCAAGCACCCGCTTTATGCGCTGCTCACGGCCTCGCCGAATCCGATGATGCCGTTGCAGCAGTGGCTTCAGCCGACGCTGTTGGGCCTGCTGCTCTACGGCAACGGCTACACCTGGGTGGACACGATGGGCGGCGAGGTGGTGGGCATCTGGCCGCTCAATCCCGCCCGCGTCTCGATGGTGCTCAATCTCGACGGCACGTTCAGCTACTACTACTCGGACTTTCGCGGCAAGTTCAACGTGTTCACCGACGAGCAGATCATTCACTTCCGCATGTTCACCATGGACGGCTACTTCGGCCTGCCGGTGCTCATCTACCACCAGCTGACCATCGGCCTCGCGACGGCCTCGACCACCTACGCCACGGCGCTCTACAACAATGGCGGCAGCCCTGGCGGCGTGCTGGAGTATCCAGGCCAGTTGAAGAAGGATCAGGTGGACCGCATCCGCGATTCGTGGATGCAGATTCACGGCGGGCCGTCGAACGCGGGCCGCATCGCGGTGCTCGAAGAGGGCATGAAATATTCGCCCATCGGCATCCCGCCCGACCAGCTTCAGTATATCCAGGAGCAGCGCTTCAGCGTCGAGCAGATCGCCCGCATCTTCGGCGTGCCGCCGCATCTGATCGGCGCGATGGACAAGCCGACCTACGCCTCGGTCGAGCAGCAGTCGCTCGAATTCCTCCGCTACACGCTCTATCCCTACGTGCGCTGCCTGGAACAGGGCGTCGACAAGGCACTGCTCGATCCCGGCTTCTCGTGGCGCTTCAACCTGGACGCCTTCGAGCGCGGCGACATCGCCACGCGCTACGCGAGCTATGCCGTGGGCCGTCAGTGGGGATGGCTCAACCCGAACGAGATCCGCACCAGGGAGGACATGAACACCTTCGAGGGCGGCGACGATTACCTGACGCCGCTGAACATGGTTCCGACGCCGCCAGGGCAGCAACCGGCCATGCCCGCGCCAGCGGCCGCGCCGAAAGGAGCAACGTAAATGGGAGCGATCCGATCACACACTACCGGCACGACCGACGCCGCCTGGAATGCCGGCGACATGGTGGCCAACATGATGAACGGCCAGGACGAGAGCTACTACCGCAGCATGTTCGCTTGGCAGGACCCCGAAGGCGATCCGGCCACTAAGAGCGCGTACAAGTTCCCGCACCACATGGTGAACTCGGACGGTGACGTCGGCGCGGCCAATTCCCGCGCGGCGTCGAGCGGCATCGGCGTGCTCAACGGGGGCCGCGGCGGCGCGAACATTCCCGACTCCGACCGCAAGGGCGTCTACAACCATCTGGCGAAGCACATCGCCGACGCGGGCAGGGACGCGCCCGACCTTTCGTCGCGCGACGATGCGCTGGAGCGCATGTACCGCGCTGGCGTCTGCGAGTACAAGGCCTACACGTTCCGCGAACTGAAGACCGAGGGCAACGGCGTCTTCAGCGGCTATGCGTCGGCTTACACGCGCGACCTGCAGAACGACCGCATCGCGCCGGGGGCCTTCGGCCAGACCATCGCCGACAAGAAGGGCAAGGTGCCGATCCTCTACAACCACGACTCGGACCAGCTGCCGCTCGGGTTCTCGACCTCGCTGGCCGAGGACGGCAAGGGCCTGATGCTATCGGGCCAGCTTGCCACATCGACCAGCGCGGGCGCGGACGCCTATGCGATGCTGAAGACCGCCGCCGAAGTGGGGTTCCGCATGGGCCTCTCCATCGGCTTCGTGGCGGACGACTGGGAATGGAACGCGGATGATAATTCGCGGCTCATTAATTCCATCGACCTGTGGGAAGTGTCCCTGACGCCGTTTCCGGCGCAGCCGAAGGCCTATGTGGCCGACGTGAAGACCTTCCGCGATTTCGAGAGGCATCTGCGGGAGGCAGAGCGCTTCTCACGGTCTGACGCCAAGCGCATCCTGCGCCTCGTGTCGGAACTGAATCTGCCATCGCGTGGGACGCCCGATGGCGCTTACGAGCGGCACAGCCGCATACTGCGGGCCTTCGCCCGCGAACCGATGGAGGTTTAGCAGATGACGCCAGCACAAGCAGCGCACGACGATATCGAGCTGTTGAAGCAGCTTCGCGTGCAATGGAAGGAAATGTTCGACGAATGCGGCCGACAGCGGGACCAGAAGGGCTACGTCGATCCCGAGGCCCGCGACAAACTCGGCAAGCTCGACGCGGCAATGAACGAGAAGGTGGACAAGATTTCCGCCACCCAGGCTGCGCACGCCGCGACCATCGAGGCCCAGGCCACGCAGATCAAGGGCCTCATGGAGCGGTCGAGCCGACCGCCTGGATCGGGCGGTCTGGGCCTGCCCGAGCCGAAGGGCCTTGCCCAGCAGGTGGTCGAGAGCGACTCGTTCAAGACCTCGAACTGGAACGGCCGCTTCAATATGCAGACGACCATCAAGGGCCGCATCCGCCCCGATTTCACGAAGGCGGCGACGACCATCGTGGAAGGCGGGCCGACCCAGATCGTGCCGCCCGCGGGCGCGTACCCGATCTTCCCGTACCGCGTGGGCCTCATCCCGCAGCACTTCCCGCCGCTGGTGATGCGAGACGTGGTGCCGGTGATCCCTTTGGACGGCACCAACGCCGTCGAGTACGTGCGTGAATTGTGGACCGTGCCCAAGGCCGATTATCAGGTGAACGAAGGCGACAGGAAGAACCAGACCGGCGTCACGTACACCGACTACACGGCCAACGTCCGCACCATCGCCACCTTCGTCAAAGTGTCGCGCCAGATGGCCCAGGACGTGCCGTTCAT